TCAAGCTGCCGCCTAGAGATGGCGCTGCTGGGATTGATATGGAGGTGATCTTCCTGGCATTGGATGATCCGAAGGACCAACGGAAGGTCTTGTCTTTGGAGCTGACCGGGGCGTGGGTGAATGAGGCGCGAGAGCTGCCTAGAGCAATCATTGATGCCTTGACCCACCGCGTAGGCCGTTTCCCGTCCAAGGCTGACGGTGGGCCGACTTGGCGCGGTGTGATCATGGATACGAACCCTTGTGATGATGATCACTGGTGGTATCGGCTGGCTGAGAAAGAAACGCCGACGGGCCGGTTCAAGTGGGAGTTCTTCCGTCAGCCGGGTGGGGTCTTGGAGGTGCCGCTGGAGGAGCTGCCCGAAGATATGCCCGAAGCGCAAGGCTACACGCACCAGGCCGGCAAGTGGTGGCAGACGAACCCGGATGCTGAAAACCTGAAGAACCTACCGACGGGCTACTATGACCAGCTTCTGGGCGGCAAGAACCTTGACTGGATTCGCTGTTATGCCAAGGGCGAATATACCTTTGTGCAGGAGGGCCGGCCGGTCTGGCCGGAATACAATGATGCTATGATGGCTGATGACCTGGAGCCATTGGAGAATCTGCCGGTCCATGTGGGCTTGGACTTTGGTTTGACGCCGGCAGCGGTGTTTGCCCAGCGATTACCGAATGGCCGTTGGAATGTCCTGCATGAGCTGGTCAGCTTCGATATGGGCCTGGAGCGGTTCTGTACGATGCTGAAGTCCGAGCTGGAGACATACTTCCCGCGCTACCAGACGCTGATCTGGGGTGACCCGGCCGGTCAACAGCGGGATCAAATCTTTGAGACGACGGCGTTTGATCACCTGAA